AGAAAAAAACCAGTAGTTATAGAAGCATTGTTATATCAGGCTAAGCTTGGTAATAATCGGGTTGTTAATTGGTTGTCTCAACAGGGAGCAAATATAAAAGGTTGGACATTTTTTGATGGTGAAATAATTGTTCCAACACTTGAAGGGAAAATGAAAGTATCTGATGGTGACTGGATTATCAAAGGTGTTAAGGGTGAATTTTATCCTTGCAAGCCTGATATATTTGAAGCAACCTATGAGAAGGTAGAGGACTAACCTATGGAACACTATGTCGCAAGCAAAGAATGGGCGGAGAAGCTAAAGAAGGCGGGGTGGAAACGACCTACGGAGTTTTATTGGGTAGAGTATTTAGATGACCCTGGAAGTTTTATACGAAAAAGAGAACTTTGTGTTAATATACTTTCCTCGATGGAATTATGTGGAGATATTATTATTAAAAATAAATACCCCGCCCCCTTGACAGACGAATTGTTGGAGGTATTGCCTTTTCAATTAGACTGTTATAGAGCCGAATGGATAGATGATATTTACCGATTACGAATCACAAAAGATGCGGTTTATAAACAAATAAGCTATGCAAGTAAAAGTAAAAATCTTATCGTTCCCTTGTCTGAAGACAAATCCCTCCCCAACGCTCTGGCTGCTATGCTCTGCTACCTTGCCGAGCAGGGGATTGTAAAGTTATGGTAATATTTCAAAATCCTTGACAAACTCTAATAAATATGTTATACTTTATATGTTACTATAATTTCACAAGAAAGGATATAAGATGATACGCCAAAATTTAGGTAAGGGTTTTTTAATCTATAAAAAAGACCTTATTTCACAAATAGTGCAAAAAAAACCATATAAAACTAATATAGAATTTTGGATTTATAAGCATCGTCCAATAGAGACATCATTAGTGTTATCCCCTACCGCAAAAAAAACCTTAGAAGAACAATCCCCGATTTACCTACAATCCATAATTGTTAGTCGTGATACTTCTGAATTTATTAAAGAAACTAAAGATTATTTTTTAGTTCAGGGTATTAAATTTGATGACAAAGATTTAGATGATTATTTATCAAAAACCGAAAGAAAATAATGAAAATATTTTTTGATATTGATGGCGTATTAAGGGATACTAATGGCACTTTAATTAAAAAATACCGCTTACCATATCCTACTTCTTGGTATGCTAATGAATGGGATAAATTAGGATTAAATGTTTATGATTTAGTTGCTATGGATTATAATGTCTTATTTGAAGCTAAACCTACCAAATATTTTAAAATAATATTAAACTATGGTAAAAATAATGGTGGATTGGAAATTTGGTCTCATCAACCACCTTCTTGGAGACTGCATACTAAAAAATGGCTTAATAAAAATTTACAAGGTATTAAGTATAAATTAAGATTTTTTACACCTAAACAAAAAGCATATAGATTATCTAAAATTAAAGATGGGTTATTAGTAGATGATTTTCCACTTTTTACTAATTATGATAGAATAATTTTAGTAGATTATCCATACAATAGGAATGTAAAAAAAGGTAGAAGGATTATATCGCCAAAAGAATTGAAGGATATATTGAATGATAAAAAAAGGGAATTTTATAGCAAAAATAGTTTACAAAATAAGTAGAGATTTAGAAAAAATACTACCTGATGAACATACTTTAGATGAAATGTATGATAAATTAAAAGAATATTTAAATCAGGAGTTTAAAGGAATTTAATTATATGAAACCAAAAAATAAATGTATTGATTGTGGAAAAGAATTAAATAATAGACGTAGTATGAGATGTATGTCGTGTGAAAACAAAAGAAGGCATAGATTAGGAATATTGAATATTAAGGGAAAAAATAATCCTATGTATGGAGTTCATAAGTTAGGTAAAAATGCCACAAGATATATAGATGGTAGAACTCTAAAAAAGTATTATTGTATAGATTGTGGTAAAGAATTAAGTGAATATAGACATAAAAGATGTGGCAGTTGTTCCCATAAAGGTAAAAATAATCCTTTTTATGGTAAGAAAAGATTAAAGCATAGCAAAGCTATTAGTGGAAGAAATAATGGGATGTTTGGTAAATTAGCAAACTATGGTAAGGGTTGTTATTATAAAAATATTTGGTTAAGGTCATCCTATGAGATAGCATATGCTAAATATCTTGATAAAAATAAAATTAAGTGGCAATATGAATCTAAGACTTTTGATTTAGGTAATTGCACTTATACTCCCGATTTTTATTTACCTAAAACTAAAGAATATATAGAGATAAAGGGGTGGTGGAGAAAAGAAGCAAAAAAGAAATTTAAAAAGTTTAAAAAAGTGTATCCAAAAATTAAAATAAAAGTATTAATGTTTAAAGAATTAAAAGATAGGAATATTCTATAAAAGGGGGTATTAATGGAATATACTAAAGTAAAAGATTCTGGGAAAAGACAAATATTTAAAACTGGAAGTCGTAGAGATACAAGAAATGGTAAAGGTAGATATGATTTAATCACTCCCATTGGTTTGGAGAGATTAGCTAAACATTATGAGAATGGCAGTAGAAAATACGGGGATAGAAATTGGGAATTGGGGCAACCCATTTGTCGTTATTTGGATTCAGCCATAAGGCATATTTATAAACATATAGAAGGAAATAGAGAAGAAGACCATTTATCTGCTGGAGTATGGAATTTGTTGTGTGTAATACATACCGAGGAAATGATTGAAAGAAAATTATTACCAAAAGAATTAGATAATCGTCCAAATTATTTAAAAAATGCCAAAAATAAAAAGTTATATTAAATTAAATGAATTATTGGGAGGATTAAGCGGAAGGAATAATATATGAAATTAAAAAATGTATTTTATTTACCGAGTGGTAGAATATTTTTATTTGATTTAGATGGATATTTAATTGAATCTACTGAAATGAGAGATGTTTCTATTGATGGTAAAGAACATTTTGAAGTTAGAAATAGTTTAGACCCACACATTATATGGAAGCATCTTAAACCATATGAAAGAAAGTGGTTATTAACAGTGTCTACTCAAAAAGGTTGTCCACATAATTGTCATTTTTGTGATGTAGCTAATTTAAAATTTAAAGGAAATTTATCTCAAGAAGAAATTGAAAACCAGATTAGAAATATATTAAATTATACTCCCTATGTAAATAATTCTAATAAAGTAAAGATAGGTTTCGCCAGAATGGGAGAACCAGCCCATAATTTAATTAATGTTATGAACGCAATAGAAAACTTACCAAAAATATCAGGAAAACTAAATAGAAATTTTAAATGGCTTCCTTGTTTTAATAGTATATTGCCAGAAAAAACAATGCAAAATATTTCGGGGTTAGAAGTTATAGATAAAGTTATGGATATTAAAAATAATAAATTTAATGGTAATTTACATTTTCAAATTAGTTGCAATTCTACGGATGAACAACAGAGAAAAGAATTGTTTGGTGGGGCAAAGGTATTATCTTTAAAAAACATAATTGATTATATTAATAAGAAAAAAAATATAGGACGAACAGTTACTCTAAATTTTATTGTTATGAAAGGAATTGAAGTTAGTGTTAATAAATTATTGAATTTTGGATTAAATAAAAATAATTTCGCAGTTAAACTCATTCCATTGAACAATACTATAAATGCGAGTGATAATAAATTAAAAACATATGCTAATTATTCTAATTATGAGGATTTAAAAAAATTAGGAAATAAATTTGAAAAGAACGGAATACCTGTTGTTATAGATGCTATTGCCAAATGTGAGGAGGCAGGATTATGTTGCGGACAATTAGCCCAAATATATCAATAATAACTAATTGGGGTTGTTCCACGAATTGTTGGTATTGTATATGGAAACAACATCCATTAAAAGATATTTCATTGGAAACAGATTGGGGATTATTAAGAGAATTTTTATGGAAAAATAGGCATAAACATAAAGTAAGTATTTCTGGCGGTGGCGATTGTTTAGAAAAATTTGGAGAACACAAAAAATGGTGGGAAATACTTTTTAAGACTTGCGATGATTATGAATTAAAAATTGATATACATAGTAGGAATATAATTAAAAATAATGAATTTTGGAAAAAGATAAATCGAGTGGTTATTTCAAGTGATAAAACCGACGATGTTATTGATAATTTATTATATTTATTTCCTTTGGTAAAAATTAGGGTGGTTCATTTGATAACTAAGGATACCACAGACAAACTAATAAAGAAATATATAGATATGTGTGGGGAATTTGAATGTCAATTAACTTTTAAAGAATTAGTAAATTTTGATGATGGTGGCAATTATAATAAATTTAAAA